TCATAAGAAGCTGCTGCAGATGTCGCACTGTTAGCAGAAGCAGTTGCACTATTAGCAGAAGCAGTTTCACTAGCAGCTGCTGCATTTTGTGAAGCTAATGCTTCCGCAGCAGAACTGTCAATAGCAACTTCAGCTCCTACATCACCTTCGTAAAAAGAATTTCTTGCCATAGTGTCTCCTAAATTAAGTTGGAATCAAATCTGGCTGCGAAAGAAGATCCTTTCATACTAGCTCTGACTTCTTTTTGATTAAGTGCTTGAATTTTTCTTTTAGTTAATTCAGTAAACTTTGCTTCCATTTCAACGTCACCTAAAAATGTTGAGCCAACGTTGCATGATCCGTAAAGTATTGTTTCAAATTCAGTACCTAGAATCCAAGGTATAGACTCTACATAAGCTGTTCCATTACCTGTACCAACACTTGTGGCTTTAAATATAGTACCAACATTACTATTAGCAGCACCATGATTAGTCCAAGTAGTAGTTCCAGCTACTGCAATCTTGTAATAATTACCTACAACCATTGCGGTTGCAGCTGTAGTTGCTGTTGCGTAAGTTCCTATTGAATCCCCTGCTTTGTAATATGTTAGAACAAATGTACCAGCAGCTTCTTGCTCTCCATTTTCATCTGTTAATAATAAATTACCAGCTTGTCTTGTATACGAATATGTAACTTTATGATTGCTAAAAGTTTTAGAATCTATTCTGCTATAAACAATATCGTCGTCTTTATCAGCCTTGTCTAATTTAAGTTCTATAATTTCAATTAAACCTGCCGGTATAATAATACTAGAGTTAGTTGATGTTACTGAAAATGATTGTACAACCTCTAATGGAGGTACTCTTAATTCTTCATATATCTGTGCTTCAGCTATAGAGACAAAATCGTCTATTTGAGCATCAGTTAAATCTGACCTGTTGAGCCAGTCAGCTACTCCTGTTCGTAAAGTAACTTGATCGATAATCGTAGCCATCTGATCTCCTAAATTTTAAATCGATTTGAAATGCCACTTGTAAGTAGCTTTGGGTATTCTTCTTTTATTATTCTTTTAAACTTTGCTATTAAAGCAGGATATTTTAAAGTCTCTGGAGAGTGTATATCTATACCGTACTTTGTCATTATGTCAATAGCTACGATATCTGGTATTATAGCAAAACTCTTCATTGTTGTCTGAGAGGTATTAGCACTTCTCATATCTTGAGCATAGTCTAAATAACCTTGCACATCTTGAGTTGCCACTCCAACACCTTCTTTAAATCCAGCTTTTATTGCACTCATACTTATGTCCTTTATATAAAATAACCCCGGAAAAATCCGGGGCTATAGTTGGCTTAATTAGCCGCTTATGTTATCAACTAAACCAGAAGCACTTGGATTCAAGCACTCAAGAGTAGTTTCGTGTACCATTAGCGCACGTAGTCTATCACCATCTTCAGAGATATCTCTGTGATGTAATGGACGTAGTGTTGCTAGTTTAAACATTGATGAATCATATACTAAGATATTATCATCACCAGCTGCGTTAGCTGCACCCGCACCAGAACCGGTATGGCCCATGATGTAGTTAGGTACTACCTGTACAGTTCCGAAATCAGTTTCATAAATCTCTACTGATTGACGAAGCTTTCCAGACTCATCGATATTACGACGAACGTTTCCATTAGAAACTTGTCCTTGTGCTGCTGTTGAGAAGCTACGCTTGATTCTTGGAGACATCATAAGAGTAGTTGGTCTTCCACCATTTTCCCAGGCTGCTTGCATAACGCTATCAATTTGAGATAGTGTAAATGCTGCTGCAGAACCTGCAGATACAGGGATGTTAGAACCATCACCAGCGCCTGCTGAGATTGCACCACCTGAAGCATTAACAGTATTAGCTGCCTTTACCCAAGATTGGTATCCACCCATAACACGATTACCTGAAGATGACTTAATTCCCTTACCGGTTGTTAAAGCCCACTCAATATCACGCATTAGTTCTTTACCACGCTTTTCAGACTGATATTTAAATTCAGACTTACGACCAGCTTTAGATACATTTTCCATAGTACCTGAAACTTCAATCGACTTAGTAAAGATTTGAGTTTTGTTATTTAGACGAGCTACAACTGGACCTGCAGAAGGTGTGCCTGGAAAGGCTGCGCCTTCAGCGTTGTTGTTTGCAGCAGGTGCCGCTAGTTCATCAGTTGACCATTCATGTAAAATTGCTGAAGCTTTTGACTTGCCACAAGAAGACATAAACGGTGTCTCGTCACGAACGATATTAGAAATAAAGTTCGCAAGATCCTCGCGGTTACTCGCCGCGTTCGTTGCTGTTGTAAAAGTTGTTGCCATTGTATTTTCCTATTTGACTAATTGAAGAGCTCCGAGTTGTCAAATATACTATCATAAGTATCATCACTAAGGACTTTAAGATCTCTATCAGATCCCTTACCCTTAATAACTCTCTTGCGAGCATCAACACTCTTCGTCTTCGTTCTATTTTGTTTTGAAACAGGCTTTTTGGCAGATACTGTTTTAACAGGTGTAAGCTTACGCTTTTTAGCGCCTGTAGAAGCAGATGTCTTCAACCTACGGTAGTCATCTATAAACTTAGCGATAACAGGAGATACAATAGTATTAACGAATTCCTCTGGAATTCCTTGTTCAATTGCAAATTTATAGTTATCTTGTGCTATGGTTTCTGACCAATCAGGAACTAATGTTTTGATTTCCTTTTGAAAAATCTCTACATTTTTTTCTGACGACTTACGAATCTCGTCTTGTTGAGCTTCGATCATCTTATCTGTAGTGCTGTTACGTTCAGCTTTACGTTTGCCATATTCATCTTCTAAAGATTTATATTTGTATTGTAGTGTTGCAAGGTCTTCATCAACACCCTCTACAAATCCATCTTTAGCCATTTTGTCCATAACATCTTTCTTACTTTGTAATAAAGCTAAATCACGATCATCTTGTTGCTTAAGTAAATCATCATTTATTTTTTGGAATACCTGTGATTTTTCTATTTCAGCATCTAGCTGTTTTGCTTGTTCCGCTAGTTCTTGACCTTTTTTAGTCTGGCTTTGATTAGTCTGATAACCTTTAATCAACTCTTCCATAGATACCTTAGATTCTTCGCCATCAATCTTTACTGGCACTTGGTAGTCCATATCGAGTTCACCGTCTTCTACTTCGTTAGATTCTTCTTCTTGGATAGATTCATCATCGTCCTCATCGTCCTCTTCTTCTGTAGCGGTATCATCTTCATCATCATCAACATCTTCAGCGTCCTCTTCAGCGTGGTCTAGATCTTCGCCTTCAAGTTCTTCTGTGGATTCGTCCTCTTCTTGGATAGATTCAACTTCCTCTTCGTTATCAAATGCAGGGCTTAAAGTACCTCTTTCCACTGCTCTGTCTAGTAAAGTATCAATTGCATCGTCCATCGGATTATCAAATCCAGATTCACTCGTGTTTACATCGCCCGTTTGGGTAGAGTTATCACTCATAAATAAAATCTCCTATTATAATTAAGAGAGTCTTGAACAACTCTCATACATCTCTCATCAGGGTTCTTCAAGAACCTCTACTTAGTCTTTTGTTTAGACACCTTAGACTTCGGTGTTCTCATTGCTTTTAACTCTTGTACTAACTTGATCATATCTAAACAAGCTGTTGAGTTAGCCCTAGTGTATGACGCGCCAAGCGAAATATCACTAATCATAACTTTAATCATACCGTCTATTTGATCTATTGCTTTGTCTAACGTTTCTTGGTTAACCATCTTCATCTACTCCATCAATCTCTCTGGTTTTGTTATTTTTAGCTGTAACAGCTCGTTCTATATTTGACTGAACAGCTCCTAATGAAACAACTTGATGATAGATAAATTCACGAGCCTGGGTCTCATGGTGTTTTGTTTGTATCCAAGCTTTAAATAAATCATTCATTAAGTCTTCGTACACAAATGTAAATGTGTCTTTTAGTTCTTCACACTTCCATCCTTTTTCTAGAACACGTTGGCTATCGTCGTAAGGTGTAACTTTTTTAGGTTTACCCCCTACGGATATATGTTCTTTTTGTCTTTTATAATCAGCCATCTCTCATCTGTCTCCTACTATGATTATGCTTTTGAAATCAACACTGACTTCACAGCTGTACCAGCTACATCAGAAACTTCTCTATTTCTTCGAGATAATTCTGATACATCATTTTCTTCAATTTTTACTATTAAATCACCAGTAGCTACTACCACTGCTGTTGCACCATCTGCTCTTACGACAGAACCGGTTAATCTACCTGCTGCGTCAACTGTAAAAGCTGACGGCTTAATATAAGTTAATGCTGACGCATCATAAAACCATATCTCACCCATTTTGCATTCCTCCCTGCATTTGTTGTTGTTGCTGCTGTTGCATCTGTTGTTGTTGTTGTTGCTGTTCAGCAGCTTGCTTTTCTTGCTCTTCCGTATCTTGGTATAAACCTTGGAAGTCTACAGGAATCTTAGTAGGTAACGCTGCACCTTCAGTTCCTTCAGCTTTGATTTTAATTTCAGCCCAGCTTCTATTACTGTCGTCTTCTGCTTCAAGTAGTTGACGCTTATTATCTATCTTCTTATTATCTATCTCAGCTTTAATAAGACTAGTATTAGCATCGGCTGCTGCTTGTTGACTTTGAGACGCGGCTGATTCTTGTTGTTGTCTTTCTTGTTCTGCAGCTTCTATCTGCTCCATTACTTGTGGATCATCTGGATCTACGAAGTAATCAAGTGGATCTAATCCCATGGAGTTAACCATCTTAACACCTAGATTGAAAGCAGCATCTTTAGATATATACTTTCTAGCTGTAGGATCTTGAGCCATAAGAGGAATCAACTCACCCATCTGTTGCAGTTTTAATTGCATATTAGAGTTGGAGTTCTCTCCTAAGTTTGCTTGTATGTCTAGATCTAAGTTAGAAGGAATCATCTGTAAATCAGAAGGAGATATTGAAGCATAACCCTTATCGGTCTTATACATCATATCTTCTTTAAGATTTTGTTTCATCTCTTTTAATAAACCACGACATAAATCTTTGAATCCTGTTTCCATGAATCTTCTAGCAATATGTTCAATACGAACCTGAGCAGAGTTTTGAGCTCCAGCTATCTTAGCTTCTGAGTTTCCAGATACATATAATGCATCATTTAAACCCATAGCAGCTTTACTCAAACCAGTTGATTGCTCTTTCTGTACCTGAAGATATTCTAACATACCCTGTGTTCCAGGAGATATAGGGTCAGGACCTAGTTGTTGAACAGAATTTACAGCAGGACCATTAGTAGCAATTACTTGCTTAGGTACTGGATTCTGTAATGCTGAGAAGTCTACTACGTTTGGATCAGCTAATGTTCTACCATAGTTACCAAAGTATACGTTCTCTACAAAACCTCTTAATATTGCTGTAGTTGCCTGCATCTGAGGTCTAACCATATCAGCTAAAGATAAACCATGATACTCATGAGGAATCTCTACTGGGTTTAAATCAGCAACAGGTATATAAGATACATCGTCTTCTTGAAGTATATCATCACCAGCTTTAATAACATGCTTAAGTTCAGCTATGCCATCACCGTCTCTATCTGTTCTGATCCAACACTCTATTACTTCTACTGTAGTGTTAGCTTCATCTGAAGAGTCTATAGCTTCATTGGCTAACCAATTATCTATACCAACACTATCTTTTCTAGATGATATTTCTTGAGACCAAGACATTCCTCTACCAACCTCAGCATTCTCACCAAGCTCTGATAGGTTCTTTTGAAACTCAGGGAACATCTGTCTTATCTCTGAATAAGTAAGCTCTACAACCTTAGCTACAAACGTAGCATCCTGAATACTCTTAGCATACTTATTAATTAAGAATGCTTCAGGTGGTATAGCTTCGATGACCACTTTAGAATTATCAATCTTCCTTCTTAATCTTACATTTTGATAAACTTGTTCTTGCGGTCCTTCTTCGTAATTTTCTATAACTTCTAGATCACCTACAATTTCTATTAGTGGATCTGAAAGTAACTCGTCTAATACTGTCTCAGAAATTTGGTCATACTCTTCCATTTCATATTCGGAAGCTTCGACCCAAGACCAGCTTAGTGTACCGTTACCATATAAGTAAGCAGACTTAACCCAAGTATTAATTGTTTTCCAACCATCATTCTTATTGAATATACAATAGTTAACTAGGTCTGAAGCTACTTTAGCATTGTGAATATCACGGGGCCTAGTACTTCTAGGTACAAAGTTGGCGAGTTTGTTATTGTCAAGTAATAGCTTAGTTGTTAAAGCGGTATAACTTTCAATAACCTCAGTAGTATCAGATGATACTATCTTACTAACTCCTTGAGGTTTTAAATCACCTAAAGGTGTCATGTTAAATTCGTATGTAGCGTTTTCTCTTCTGGAAGACAGATCACCTGCTCCAGTCAAGCCACCAATACTATTACGAACCTTAGAGTCAATTTGACTAATCAGTTCGATATCTGTTACTTTTTTCAATTCCATACTCTCTCTCTCCATTACAGCCAATTAGTTTCGTCTGTGTATGTATGTTGATTTAACTCCCCAAAGGAGAATCTTTGATTGGTTAAAGAATTACTATGTGTTCGATAAGCTTCACAAGTTATAGCTAGTGCCATAACAGTATCATCATAATGACCTGTCGCTGCCTGCATCCTGTTGTTATCACCTACTAATATGTAGTTCCTTAGTTCGTCTAATATTAAACTTGATGGGATATTTATATCATAATCCTTAATCATAGATTGTAAATTAGAAATGATAGGTACCTTAGTACTTACCGTAGTTTTAAAACCGTATGAATTTATACCATCGCCGTATTTTACATTAGCTGTCTTTCTTTGTTGGTATAGATTTGGATAATTCATAGAATGTAACTGTTGTATTGTCGCAAGCCCAATAGAGTTAGACTCAGGGACCAGTAAACAATTGTTGTACCATCTACCTAAATAGAATAGTACATGACCAAAGAACACAGGATCAATCCTGTTATTCCTATACAGTGCTACGACGTTTCTTTCACTATCCATAACAACCGCTGCGGAATAGTCTCCGCCCACACCCCCGGCGACATCCCCGCCGATGATATATTTTTTGTCCCTTTTCGGTGGTTCCCACACTTGTAAGTCACCTTCTATGTCTTCATCAAAGTTAGCATACTCTCTGTTAAACCTCCTGATCGACTCGGGAGCAGATGGCATATACTGATTGATTACTTCTACATCAAATACATTTGAACCGGACTGGATAAAGCTTTCCTGAGCGGTGAACGGATATTCCTGTTTGAATAAAATAGTTGAAGTCTCTGCAATCTTAATTCGGCGCCAGTATATCTGTTCGTCATCGAGCTTCCACTCATCCTTAATCTTCTGTTCTTCTGAATCTAATTCAAGGTTATCTGGTACTGCAATTCTGTATTCGTCCTGGATATACCATGGTACAAATAGAGATGTAAAATTTCCTATATTTTTTTCTGCTTTATTCCATAGATCATAATACACACCCTGCGCACCGTTGGACGTAGAGTTGATAATAATAATAGACCCAGGAGAAAGTGAAATAGACTGGAATAGTCCAGCCATAACTTTCTCTGCACTCTGAAAGAATGCTGTTTCGTCACACAATAAAGCTGTGTTAGTTGTT